GTATCCGTCGCGGCCCCTCTAAGGGGTGACCCCCCACCCCTCAGCGCTCCTCGAGCGGAATTGCAGGCTCGGCAGACGACCTCGACGTCGGCCAGGGACGTCGCAGGCCAGCGAAGATGGTCGGCCGTGAGGTCGGCCGCGGTGCCGCAATCGGCGCACCACGGGTGAAGGTTGCGCGCCAGGCGCGAGAGCATCTGCCAGCGTCGGCCGTAGCCGCGCCTCGAGGGTGAGGCCTTCGGCCGTTCGGGGAGCTTGTGGCTGGCGCATCTGCTCGTCGAGCTCGGGGTGCCGCACTCGAGGCAAGGGATGGACACGCTCACGCGGCGCCTCCTCGAATTTCAGCGAGCGCCTGGTCGAGTCGGTATTGCTGCTCACGGATGAGGTAAGCGGGGTCGACGCCGACGCTCGGGCCGTCGAGCTGGAGGAGCTCGAAGGGATCGCCGTCGCCTGCCATGACTGAGAGCTCGAGGATGGGCTGCTCGGTTTCGTCGTCGAGGAAGACGTCGAGGCGTGCTCGGCCTTCGGCGATCGCTCGCATGAGGGCGCCGAAGGTTCGGCGGCCTCCGAGCTGCTTGACGATGTAGTCGCGCATTTGGGGAGGCGCGTCCTCGAGCAAGTCGACGAGCCGGGAGTGAATCGCGCGGTAGGCGAATTCGGCGAGAGCGGGGCCGGGGAATCCGGGGGTGGCGGGGTTAGTCATTGCTGCTCCATTTCTCAGGGGTGATGCCGTCGAAGCGGCACGGGGGGCGGTGGCGGTGCGTGACGTCCCATCCGTTCCAGGCGACGGCCTGACAGTCCGGGCAACGTCGGAACGGGAGCGGGGGTAGCTCGAGGTCGTCGGCGTGGCTCATGCGGCCGCCTTTCGGCCGAGGAGTCGATCGACGAAGGCGGCTATTTGTTGCGTTCGGTGATTGAGCTCGCCTTCGAATTGGGCGAGGAGTCGGCCGTGGTCGTTTATTGAGTAGCTGACGAGGACGGGCTCGAGGTGTGGCGCGATTGCGTGGGCGCTGACGATGGTGCCGGGATGCTCGCCGAGCACGTTCGGCTCGAGGTAGATCCAAATCGCTTCGAGATTCCCGTCGGAGTCGACGGGGGCTTGGATCAGTAGGTCGTCGCCTTGCTCGATTTCGAATTCGACGCTTTCGTCCTCGTCGATGTGGGTTCGGATTGTCCCGAATCGTGCGAAGGGTTCGAAGGCGTGGCGGGCTTTCTCCAGGGGTGGCGCGTCGCCGCGCGCTGGCGCGGCGGCCGCCATCCCCTTCCCTCCCCTTCTTTCGGGACGGGTCGGGTCGGGGAGAGCGTTACTAACGCCGTGACTAACGCCGTTGGTAACGGCGTTACGCGCTTTCGCCTTTCTCCAATTGTCGAGGCGGCGCCTGGTCGACTCGCGGGTGTGCTCGACCTGATGCCGCGTTCGCTGGTTGCGAGCGAAGTCGACGATCTGCCAGCCGTCGACAACCTCCTCGAGAAGCTTCGCGGCGACCAGTCGGCCCATCCCGGCCCACGGCTCGGGGTGGTCGGTAAAGATGCGCACGGTCGCCGTAGGAATGTGGCCGTCACTTAGGACGCGGTTCGAGTAGACGGTCGCTTCGATCAGTAGTAGGCGATCGTCGCGTGACAGGCCGAGCAGCTTCGGGTCGTCGGTGAATGTGTCGGTTATCTTTGTCCAGGTCACGCGGCCTCGATTCGACGTTCGCGTCGAGCTCGAGCGATGGCGGCCTGGTGACTGTCGCTGATGCCTGGCCAGTAGATGGCGCGAGCGACGGCGATGCGGAGCGCGTTTCGCGCGACGCGGTAGAACGGCGTCGGCGAGCTCGGTCCGGGGTGATCGGTGATCAGGTGCCCGCAATTGCAGACGGGTGAGGTCATTCGTTGTCCTAGGGGTTCGGGTCCGGGCGCAGGGACTTACCGAACGGGCTTTAGGTGAGGGGTGGAGCTAGGCCGCAGGGATGCGGCGGCCGACGGCCTCGAGGTCGTCGAGCCTGATTCGGATCAGCCTCGGCCCGAGCCGTTCGGCCGGGAGTAGTCCGAGGGCGATCCAGCGCCGGATCGTCTTTGTCGATACCGCCTTGAGCTCGGCGGCCTGCTTGATGGTGAGGGTTTGCAAGGGGTGGCCCTTCTCGACGAGCAGCACCGGCAGGGACCGGCGTTGCTTGCGCAGGGCAACACGGAACGAAGATGACGTTACCGAATCGTGATAAACGGATCAAGAGGCATAAACGGCCACGGTCGAACACAAGGCGCCAGGGCTCGAGGCGTGAGGAAACGTGGCACATAGAAATGGCAAATCCCGGCTCGGGGGCCGGGATTGTGCCTCTGACGTGGGCAAATACTGTGGGCGATACTGGGTTCGAATCGCTCGCGCGATTCCTCATAAACGCCCGTATTTATTGGGTTTTCGAGCCATTTGCTAGTGGTCGCGATTGGACACGTTCCCCCATAGATCCCCTCGAATGTGGCACGAATCTGCCACGAGAGGCGATACTGGCGAAGCATCCATCACGCCTGGAGTCTAGCGGGGAGCAGTCATGGCAACGAAGCGCAGTAAGCGTCAGCCCTACGGCAAGGGCGGCGCCGTCCGGCTCTTGAGCTCGGGACGATGGCAGGCCCGATTTCGTGGGCCTGACGGGGTGATGCGCCCGGCCCCGGAGACGTTCGACGCGAAGATCGACGCCGAGGCCTGGTGCCAGCGCCAGCACGAGGACGTCGAGGCCGGGCGCTGGAAGGTCGAGGAGCCCCGGCCCTACCGTCGCCAGACGTTCGGCGAGTACGCCGCGCGGTGGATTGAAGGCCGGGACATAAAGGCCCGGACGCGAGCCGATTATCGGCGCTACCTCGAGGGGCCGATCCTCGAGCGGTGGGCCGAGTATCCCCTCGACAGGATCAAGCCCGACCTCGTGCGCGAGTGGTACGAAAGCTTCGACCCCTCGAAGGCGACGACTCGAGCTCACATCTACGGAATCTTCCGGGCGATCATGGCGACGGCCTACGCCGACGATCTCATCTCGGCGAATCCCTGTCGGATTCGCGGCGGCACGTCGGTGAAGCGACGTCGCGCGATCCGGCCTGCGAGCCCCGAGCAAATCGCGGGGATCGCTAAGGCCATGCCGGATCGCTATCGCCTGATGATCCTTCTCGCGGGTTATTGCGGCCTGCGCTCGGGTGAGGTTCGCGAGCTTCGCCGAAGGGACGTGCATCTCGACGAGGGGCATATTCGGATCGAGCGCGCGGTGGCGAACGTCGAGGGCGAGTTCGTCGTTGACGTCCCGAAGACTGACGCGGGGATTCGAGACGTCCCGATCCCTGGCGAGATCGTGCCGCACGTTGAGGCGCATCTCGAGCGCTTCGTGCCCGAGGATTCCGAGGCGCTGCTATTCCCTGCCCGTCAGGGCGGCCATATGAACGATTCGAGCCTCTATCGGGTCTATTACCCGGCGCGGGAGTCGGTCGGCCGTGACGATCTGCGATTCCACGATTTGCGCCATACGGCGGCCGTACTCGCGGCCTCGACGGGTGCGACGCTTGCGGGTCTCATGGAGTGGCTCGGGCACTCGAGCTCCCAGGCGGCGATGATCTATCAGCACGCGCTCGAGGATTCGAAGGTGAGGATCGCGGCGGGGCTTTCGGATTTGGCCGAGGGCACGCTGCCCGAGCCGATCTCGACGACGAAGACGTCTAAGCGTCGAGCGAAATCGAGCTAAGGCCCAACGAAGCCCCCGGCGTGTCCGATCGCCGGGGGCTTCGTCGTGGTGCTGCTACTCGAGCGAGACGCTGCGTCGTCCCTTGAGCCTCGAGTCGCGGCTACCTCACCTGATCCCTGAGGACCGTCGCCGGGCTGAAAGGGGCCGAAGCACCCGGCGACGCTTGTGGGGTTGTTACGCGGTTCCCCAGGCGGTGATTCCCGTGAGCTTGATGATCGCGTCGGCATTGAGCGGCTGCGCGTCGTAGCGGGTGATAACGCGGATCGCCTGCTGGTCGTACTCGGCGTAGCGCTCGGGCAGGATCGTGACGCTCGGCGTGAGGTCACGCGCGACGGCGATCTGCTCGAAATCGGCGAGCACGACCTGGGCCGTCCCGCCATTGTGCGACGTCGGCATCTTCGAGGTCGTCGTCACCGGGAATCCGAGCAGACGGTCGATTGCGCCCGTGGTCGGGTCCGGGGAGACGAGGCTTCGCCCGGTCGAATCCTTGAGCTTGTGAATCTGCACGAAGTCACGCGGCGCCATCATCCAGCGAAGGGTCGCCGGATTGACGTTCTCGTCGAGTGCGGCCGCGAGCGCGTCATAAAGATCGTCGACGGTCGCCGTGCCGATCGCTGACCCGGCCACGGTCACGCCCGTGTAGTTGAGGATGCCTGTCGGCGACGCCGTGCCAGCACCCGATCCGCTAATGAACGCGGTATCGAGCACGTCGGCGACGTCCCTGACCATCTTGTCGCGAAGGCTGACGGTGAGGTCGACGACCGACTGGCGCGCGAGCTGATTTGAGAATCGCGTAATGCTCGAGACCGGGCGAATGGTCGACGGCAGGAGGACGACCTCGGAGAATGACGGGTCGACCTCGGGGATGGCCGAGCCTTCGGCGACGAAATTCGGGGTTCCCATGCTCGAGAGCTTGGGCACGCGAACGGGCTCGCCCGTCGTGTCGAAGATGCGCGGCCCGGCGGCGAGGAAGACCGAGGCGGTCTCGAGCGGCCGGATGAGGAAGTTGAGTACCTGCTCGCTCGTGAGCGAGCTGGCGGTGATTGAGGTAGGGGGTGCCATTGGGCGCTCCTAGATTCGAAGGGATTTCGGAATCCACGCGGAGCGCCCGGCTCGCGGGAAATGGTGGCGCCTGGCCGTCGTCCATTGTACCTGCGCAGGACGACGACGACCAGGCGCGCGCATTAGGCGTTCGCTCGGAGCATCCCGTGAAGATCGAGCCGCGTCGGTTCGGGTCGCGCGCCTTGCGGCACGATGCCCGAAGGACGTTGCGCGGCGAGATGCGGCTTTCGCTTGACGAGCTCGTCGATCGCGGCCGTCACTTTCTCCGAATCGACGAGGCCTTCGTCGTCGAGGAATTGCGAATCGAACGCGAGATCGTCGACGTCGATTAGACGGCCGTCATTCGCGGCGAGCGCTTTCACGGTCTGGCGGGCGAGACTGTCGGCGCGCTTTGCCTTTACGCGGCCCTCTGCGGCCTCCTGGCGCAGTTTCGTGACGTACTCGAGGTCGAATGCCTGATCGGCCTCTCCGGGGCTCTGTGAATTTCCTAGGGCCTCGGCCGGAATTGCGGCCTCGAGCTCGGTTTCGGGGGTGAGGTCTTCCATTTCGGTCTCCTATGCGATTCCCGCGATTTGCTGCGGGGAGTAGTCGAGTGATTCGAGGACGGCGCCACGGTCGAGGATTCCTTCGGCGTGGAGCTTGACGGCCGCGTCTGCGGCCTGGGCGATCGAGATGATTTCGGCGGAGCGCCAGACGGTCTCGAGGTCGTCGAGCCCGGTCGGGTACACGCCGTCGCGCACGGCCAACGCCAGGCGCGCGACGTCTTCCCAGGCGCCACCCCACACGCGCTGCCGACGTCGAGCTCGATTGACGAGCGAGGCTTCGGCCGAGCGGATCGCGTCAGCGCTCGCGGGATTGTTCTCGGCCGCGAGCGCGACGTAATGCGGCGGCAGGCCTGCGACGGCCGAGAGCTGCATTGTGAACATGCGAACGGCGCCGATGAAGTTATCGAGCATGGCTTCGGGAAATTGGCCGAATTTCGTTTCGGCCTGGTCCGCGATCCAAATCTTCGACGCTCGAGCGTTCTCCCATTGCGTCTTCACACTCTCGCGCATGGTCTCGAGCTCGTCGGCGCTGAGACGACCCGACAGGCTCGTCGACCCGAGCCCGGTGACCCATCGTCGAGGCTGCGCGTGAAATTCGGCCGAGACCATGAGGTCGGTTGCGAGCTTGTTGATCGCGTCGGCGAGCGGCATTGCGTCGGTGAGCTCGCTCTCGCCATTGGGGAGCATCGGCCGAGCTCGATTGACGATCGGGACCACGGGCACCCGGCCGAGCGGATTCGCGAGCTCGGCGACGATCTCGTAGTCGCCAGCGCCAGGGGTGAACGTGTACGAGTCCGGGTGAGGGTTGCGGCTTCGGTACTCGACGACGGTCGACGGCGTGAAGACGAGCGCGCGGCCGTGATTGTCGACGTCGCGCCAGCGCTTGAGAGCCCCGAGCACGGCCCCGGTCGACGGGTCGGTCTCGGTGATCGTCTGCAATGGTGATTCGACGGTGATGCGCGGGATGCGGGGATCGGCCCCGGCCCAGACGAGGACGTAGCTTCGTCCGAAGACGAGCGCGTCGAGGTGCGCCTGGGATGAGGTTTCGTCGAGGTTGTTCGCCTGCCAGATTCCCCAAATGTCGGCCTCGAGGTCGGGCCGGGCGACTGATCGCATCCCGGTGACGTCGAGACGCTGCTCGAGGGCTTCGACAACGATGCGCGGCCAGTTGATGACGACAGGGGTGAGGCGATCGCCGATCGCACGTTTCACGTCGGGATCGAGGTAGGCGAGCGGCTGCTTGCCTCGGTAGTAGGCGTCGGCCTTTGAGAGCAGGCCGTAGTCGGAGTCCAGGGCATACGCGAGCCTGGTCCGAATTTCGTCGGGAGTCATACGGCAAGAAATCCAATCGTTCGAGGAGTGTTGTTGAGATGCCACGCCGCGCGATCTACGGCGACGATGGCGGCCACGCCGAGGTCGATCTTGTGCTTTCGACCGTGGCGGGGGTCTTTGACGATCACGTCACCGGCCGGCGTCGATTTGGCGACCGCGTTCGTGATGTGTGCCGCGAGGCGTTTGTCGCCGTCGTGGACGAGCTGACGATTCGCGACGAGCGTGTAGAAGCGATCGGTCGCTGGTCCCATGCGCGAGACCTGATTCGTCGGCCATTGCAGGATGCGGCCGGGGAATTCCTCGGCCAGCGTCTCGAGCTCGGTGCGCCATCCCCACGGATCAGCGGCGAGCTCGGCGACGTCATAGTCGGCGAAGGCCGCGCGGATCGTGTCGAGGACGTCACGGCGTGGCACGCGCCACCGGGGATCGCCGGGGTTCTCCCACGACCCTAGGACGGCGACGTGCGGAATCTCGTCGACCGTGGCGGCGACGAGCGCCGTCGAGTCACCGGACGCCGAGCCGTCGAATCCGAGCACGATCTCGGCGCCTGGCGGGATCGCTTCGTCGATGGCGCAGGCCATCCACGACTCGGCATCCATCCACGCGCCTTGCTGCCCGGCCCATTGGCCGAGGCGGTATCGGCGAAAGGCCGACTCTCGAGAGGTGCGCAGCGTCGCGCGTAGCGCGTCGACCGCGAGGAAATCGCCGAGCGCCGGATTCGCGAGCTTCCAGGCGGCCTCGTCGTCGAGGTCGCATCCGTCAGGGGCGGCGAATTCGACTAGGACGAAGGCCGGGTCTCCCCCGGCTCGGCCGTGCTCGACGAGCTGCCACATCACCCCATCTCGGTCGCCTGACGGCGTGGAGATCGCCAGCGTCAGGGACTCGGGTCGCTTCCCGGCCGCGAGCGTCACGGCCTCCCAGACGTCAGCCGTCACGACGTGAAGCTCGTCGACGACCGTGAACGTCGGGTCGTATCCCTGCAATGCGGCCGCCTCGGATGGCAAGGCTCGGAGCATCCCGTCGGTATGCGGCACGACGATTCGATCCTTGTAGACGTGGCAGCGTTCGGCCAGGCGCTCGTCGAGCTCGATCATCCGTTTCGCGAGCCCGAAGACGATCCCGGCCTGGCGCTCATCACTCGCCACGGCGAGCACTTGCGGCGCCTCGACGTCTTCGCCGAATAGGTGATAGACCGCGAGCATGGCCGCGAGCGCCGTCTTCCCATTGCCTCGAGGGATCGAGACGAGCCCGGCTCGAGGTCGAGGCGTCGGGTCATAGAGCTCGCGGAGAATGGATTTCTGCCACGGCCTGAGGCGCACGGGCTTTCGGGCGCCGTGACCTCGAGGCACTACGCAATGGCGCTGCACGAATCGCGCCACGCGATCGGCTCCCGTCTTCGGCAGGCCTCGAGTCGAGAGTGGCGGCGCCGTGATCTCGCCTTTCGGTCCCGGCCTCACGTTCGGCCCTCCAGGTCAGAGTGAGAAATTGGGGG